ATGCTGCTGACCCCGCGCCTGTGCATCGACCGTGGCTGGCAAGCGGCGCTGTCGTGCGGCGCCTGCCGGATCACCCGCGCGGTCTATGGCTTTCCGGCCACGCCGCCGGCGATGCTGGACACGCCGGTCGACGAACTGTGGCGCGGCGGCCGGTTCAAATGCCGGCGATGCCGCGCGGTCGCGGCCAGCCTGACGATCACCGAGGAGCGCGTGGGCCGCGAGATCGAGATCGCGCGCTGGCCAAAAAAAGACCCCGCCTGTTGAGGGCGGGGCCAGGGCCTCCAATGAAACGCGGAGCCTAACGCGGGGGCGTGGACACGTTGACCGGCGCCTGGGGCGCGGCGATGGTCACGGCGTTGACCACGCGGCCCGTGGCCAGGTGATAGACCTCGCCCGCCAGCAGCAGCACCAGGGCGAACAGGGTGCTGATCAAGGCCAGGGTGGCCCGGCTCAGCAGCCCTTCGATCTTGCCCAGGCGGCTATAGATCATCTCGCGGGTCGAGATGCAGTCGGCCAGGTGATCGTCCAATCGTTGTTCAAGCACGGCCACGTTGACGCCTTCCGCCATGGACCTCTCCTTAGAAACGCGCCATGGCGCCCTTGGTTACAGTTAAGCGGCGGGCGGAGCGGCCGAGGCGATGGCCGCGTGCAGGGCGGCGACCTCGTCGGCGTGGTCCTGCTGCACCTGGCTCAGGGCCTCGGCCACGGCGGCCTGCACGGTCTGGGCCTGGGCGGCCTGGGTCTGGGCGATGGCGGCCTTGACCGCGGCGTCCTGGTCGGCGGCGGCCTGGGCCTTCACGGCGTCGATCTGCTTTTGCGCCCAGGTCTGCCATTGGCTGGCCAGGCTGGGAATGGTGGTCTGGGCGATGGCGGAAACGTCTTGGCTGACAGGCATGGGCAAGTCCTCTGCGGGGGGTGCGGCCGGGGGTGGCGCGGGCGGCGCGGCCGAGGCCGCCGGCGGGGGAAGGGGCGCGGGCGACATGGCCGGGCGCGGACGCCCGAGCATGCGCTGCAGGGGCGTGGGCCCGCTCATTTGGCGGCCGCGCAGGCGCGCGCCTCGGCGCGCAGCTGGCCGTAGTCGATCATGGCCCCGGCCAGGGGCGAGCCGTCGGGCAGCGCGGCCAGGGCGTCGGCCAGGGCCGCGTCCTGCGCGGGGGTGTAGGTCTTGATCGCCGGGCACTCGGCCACGGCGACGGGCAAGGTGGTGCAGCCCGCCAGCAGGGCCGTGGTCGCGGCGGCCGCCATGGCGGCGATCAGGCCGTCGCGGATCATGGGCCGTCGTCCTTGATCTTATCGACCAGGGCCTTGGCGGCGCGCGGCCGCCTGGTCTTGGCCTTGGGCTTCGGCTTTTTCGTCCCCACCGCCAGGGCGCGCAGGCGATGGGCGGGCACGACTTTGGACGGGTGCATCAGAACGTCCCCGCCTTGAGCCGGTCGACCACCGCCAGGCGCGTGACCGGCGCCTGAACCGCCGCCTGGGTCATGGCGGCCTGCGCCTTCACGGCCGTGGCGTTGGCGCTGGCGCTGGCCAGCGCGGCCCCGGTCGTCTGGGCCTGGCGGCGCTCCCACCATTCGGCGAAGGCCGCCAGGACCCCGAACGCGGCCAGGGCGACATAGCCCCACACCGCGTTCATGACGGCAGCTTGGCCACGACCATCTTGGCCAGGCTGTCGGGCGTGACGCCCAGCCAGGTCAGGGCCGTGGGGACCAGGGCGGTGACATAGGTCACTACCTCGGCCACGGCGGCCGGCTCGCTCACGCTCACGGTGCTCAGCTTGGTCTGGGCGTAGGCGATGCCGTCGGCGATGGCCTTGTCGACCATGGCCTGGAACGCGGCCGACACGGTCAGGTGGAAGCGCGCGCCGATCAGGGCGGCGGCCCAGCTGACCAGGGCCAGCAGCAGGGACGACAGGAACGGCAGCACCAGGGTGCTGATCATGGGCCCGAGGGCGATGGCGGTTTGCATGGACGATCCTTTCAGGCGGATTGCGGAAGGTCGAAGCGGGCGAACTGTTCGATGTTGATCAGCCCGATCAGCTTGGCGGCGTAGTTGGGATCGGTCGCGTAGGCGGGCGCGATCGCGCGGACGAAGGCTCCGGCGGTCAGGGCGCCGCGCGCGGCCGCGTAGCGCGGGCCGCACAGCAGCTCGGCGTGCTCCAGGAAGGCGTCGGCCACGCTGTCGTAGTCGCGGAACGCGGCCTGGCACGCGACCAGGCGCCCGTTCTGTTCCTCGTGCGTCCAGCACAGGGTCGAGGGCTGGCCCGGCTGGGCCTTCACGCCGAAGAAATTGAACTTGCCGGTGCAGCGCTGGCCCCAGGCGCTTTCCAGCGCCCACTGGCCGAGCGACACCGACGCGGGCACGGCCGTGGCTTTCTGGGCGGCCTGGGCGGCGGCGACGATATCGGCGGGCGCTTGCATCATGACGCCATCCTCGCGCCCGCCGGGGGCGGTCGGATGAGGCCGTGTCGCGAGCGACGAAAGCCTAGCTCGCGGGATCGGGCGTGTTGCCGGCGGCGACCCAGGCCAGATAGGCGGCGTAGTCGGTGTTCTCGGGATCCATCGGGATGCAGGCGTCGTCGGCCCGGCGCTTGATCGCGCACTCGGTCCCGGTGATGCTGTCCTTGAGGATCTGATAGTCGGCCATGGCTACAGCTCCGCGCTGGCCGCGAGCACGTCGCCCACGGCATAGGTGTCGCCGGCGCCGGTCGGGGTCACCTCGTAACGGCAGGCGTCGGCGGTGGCGACGGTCGATACGCTCGCCACATTGGCGCGCGCGCCGGCGGTCAGGGTCACGGTCGGGGCCGCGCGCATGGTCGCCTTGAAGGCGATGGTGGCGTCGAAGAACTGGCCTACGCCGCCGGCGTAGTACCGCACATTGACCGGCGCCGTGGTGTAGTAGCGCTGGCAAAGCGCCAATTCCAAGGCGTAAGGGCGGCGCTCGAAAGCCGTCGCGACCGAGCCGACTTCAAGCTGCACGCCCGTGAAGTGATAGACGCCGCCGAAGGTGGCCACCACCGATGTAGAGCCGGTCGCCTGGAGGTAATTGCCCGACGCCCAGGCCCCGGCGGCGTGGGTCCAGGTCGATCCGGCGCCTAGGCTCAGGATCACCTCCAGGCCCGATGTGGTGTCGGTGGCCCACGTCCCGGCCGTGTCGCCCGGCACGCTGACCGTTATGTACGTCCAGGTGTAGGCGCTCGGAACATTGAACAGGAACGGATAGGAGCGATTGGCGGCCCCATTGCGCAGGGCGCCCCCGTAGTTGCCGGCGGTCGAGACATAAACCCAGAACGAGAGGGTCACCTCCAGGGCGCCGGCGGTCCCCCACAGCAGATCGGCGACGTTGACGCCCTCGATAGGCTGGTCCCAAACAAACAAGTCGGTCGGGCCCACCGCATAGGCGCCAGATGACTGGAACCCTAGGTAATGCTTGAAGCCCGCCGGGGGCGTGATCACGTTGAGGTCTTGGCCCCAAATGCCCTTAACGGCCGTGGCCGCCCATTTCCAACGGTCGACAGTGTAGACGGCCGCCGTGCCGGTCGCGCCGTTGTTGCGCTGGTCGAAGCGCATGTCGCCGTTGATCAGCCGGTTACGGAACGACAGGGGCGTGATGGTGTAGGGCACGGCCATGGCCTGGGCCGCCGACGCGGCGGCCGACGTGGCCGAGAGGCTGGCCGCCGTGGCGCTGGCCGCCGCCGCCGCCGTCTCGGTCGCCATCGTGCCCAGGGCCGTGGACACCTCCGCGCTCAGGCCGGTGATCTCGCTGCTCAGCTCGCCCACCTCGGCGGTCAGGGTGTCGTTGAGCGCGTTGAGCTGGGCCAGGTTGACCGCGTCGCCGTCGGCTATGCCCTCGCCCATGTCGGTCAGGCGGAAGCCGCCCATGTCGGCGTTGCCCGCCAGGCCCATCAGCACGCCGTCGGGATCGAACCACGCCAGCTTGTTCGCGCGGGTCGCGCCGGGGGGCAGGTAGAAGCCGATCTCGCCGGGCGAGGCCAGCACCGCGCCGCCGCGCAGGGTGGTCAGATCCTGCGCCTGGCGCGCCACGTGGTCGAGCGCCGCCTCGCTGGCGGCGGGCGAGAAGCCCATGGCCTCGCCGAAGGCCGAGGGCTGGTCGGCCGAGGTGGCGCGCACCAGGGCCACGGCCGAGCCCGCGACCCAGGCGCCGGCCCCGGGCAGCAGCGCGGGGTTGAGCGTGACGGTCCCGCCGTTGGCCAGGCTGTCGCCGCCGGTCGCGGCCAGGGTGAAGTCCGCGCCCTCCACCGCCGTCCACGCCGCGCCGGTGAACAGCCACACCTCGACGTCGCTGGGCTGCTCGTAGGGGAACACCGTGGCGAACGGGCCCAGATTGGTCCCGGCCAGGGCGTAGGCGGATTGGGTGACGACGGCGGCGACGGTCAAGGCGCGGACCTCCAGTTTCCTGAAGTCTCGCGCCCGGACGGGTCGGTCGGATGATCAGCGCCCAGACGGGCCTCAAGCAGCGCGCAGCGCGGTAGGCCCAAATCCTAATGCGCCGCGCTCGTCGGATGCACGAAGAACGTCGCACCTTGCTGGGTGCGCGCCCGCTCCTCATAGCGCTGCAAGAAGCCGGGCGAGGCCGCTTCCTGCAGGCGCCACAGCACCAGATAGTCGAGCGCCAGACGCGTGTACCACAGGTTCACCAGGGGAATGTTCTGGCTGCCCAGGTGCAGCAGCTCGCCGGGGATCTGGCTGCGCCCGGTTCGCGTCGACACAGCGCCGCCATGAACGACCTGCATGACCAGCTTGGCCACCTGTTCGCTGTCGCTGATCATCGGGCCGCCCAGCGATCCCCAGTCGAAGGACGCGCCATTGCGCGCCTGCTCGCCGAACAGGAAGTCGCCGTAAAGGCCGAGGCCCCCGCCCTGGGCCATGGCCGCGCCCCAGATCTTGGCCGTGTCGCCAAGGTCGCCGCCGATCAATCCCTTGGGTACTTCTCCGCGCGCGATCAGCTTGGCGTTCATCGACACCCAGCCGGCCAGGGCCGAACCGATGATGAAATGCGCCATCAGGGCCACGGGCTTGTAGCCGGCGTAGCCGTTGGCCGCCGGGATCAGGTGGCGCCCCACGATGGCGTTCACGAAGCCCTTGAACTGCATGAAGCTGCGCGCGATCTCGCCCCACACCGTGCCGGCGCGCGTGCCGCGGTTGATGCCGGCGCGCTCGCGGGCGCGCGGCTCGCTCACCGTGTCGTCGATCACATTGTGGATCATGGTGGCGAACTTCAGCTTCAGATCGCCATTGATCCTGGCGCTAGCGCCCTGCGGGCTGCTTGAGCGCTGGTCCAGATGATCCAGGGTGAAATAGGTGCGCCCGTCCGGCGCGGGCTCCAGCCCGTGGCGCGCCGCCTCCCAGTCGGCCGGCCCGATGCCGAACCGCTCCATGGTCTCGCGCGTGCCCTGCTGCAGGGCGTCCCATCCGTGCTCGGCCTCCTGGCCCAGGAAGCGCGAATAGGTCTCGGCCGCGCCCTTGCGCACGCCCTCGTTGAACCACTCGAAGCCGTTGATGCGGTACATCAGCCGCGTGGCCCAGCTGGTCCAGCCGGGCAAACCGTCGCTGGCCAGGTAGGGCGCCGTAAGATGGCTGGCGAAGCTGCGCGCGCCCACGTCCAGGGCGTCGGCGGCGCGCTTGGCGTCCTCCGAGCCCAGGCGCAGCACCCCGCCGAAGAAGGCGCCATAGCCGCGCAGGAAGCCCGCGCCGGCGCGCGCCATGGTGTGGCCGGTCATCGGCAGGTCGGTCGCCTTGCTCAGCACGATCGAGCCCAGCTTGGTCAGGGCCTCCAGGCCCCGGATCGTGCGCATGGTCGAGGCCAGGCGCATGTTGTCCGGCGTGTCCGCCCGCCCGTTCAGGGCCTCGAACCGCGCCCGCACCATCGAGCCGTCCAGGGCCTTGACCGACTTGGCGTCGCCGATCGCGCGCGCTTCGTTGGCCAGCCGGGTCTTCTCGGCCTCGAACGCCGCCTCGGGCGCCGGGCCCCAGGCCTTCATCAGGGCGGCGTTGCGCGCCCCCCGCTCCAGTTGGCTCATCACGGCCGAGAACAGGGTGCCGCGCCCGTACTTGGCGTTGTAGTCGACCCAGGCGTCGGGGTCGGCGAAGTGCAGCACCCGCGCCTTGGACACGCTGCGCGCCAGCGAGGCGGACGGGCGGAAGTCGCCCAGATCGTCGGCCCCGCTCAGCTCGGCGTGGCGGCCCGTGACGATGTCCATCCACACCCGGTGCAGCATCAGCTCGCGCAGGTCCGTGGGGTCCTTGAGCACGCCGCGCGCCGCCAGCGCCCGGGCGGCCTCCAGGTCGCGCTGGCGGCCCAGCTGGCGCTGTTCCTGCGCGTCATCTTCCCAGCGGGTGAAGGGCACGTCCTCGTGCTCCAGCCCGTCGAAGGTCTTGGGGTCCAGCTTGGGCAGGATGAAGTCGCGCCACGCGCCGAAGGCGCGGGCCTCGGCGCGAAGGCGGGCGGCGGCCCAGTCCACGTCCAGCCCCTTGGCCTTGGCCTCGCGGCCCACCTCGGCCAGCTCGCGCCACAAGCCGCCGGCCACCTTGGCCGCGTCGTGGCTCTGGCGCGCGATATAGCCCTCGGCCTTGGGCGTCCACGCGCCCTGGGCGTTCTGCATCTCGCGCGCGTCGTCCAGCGCCTTGGCGAACACCCGCGCGGCGTGCAGCGCGCCCTCGTCGCCGGTCGGCTCCAGGCCCTGGGCGCCGTTGATCCGCGCCATCTCGCGCGCGATCTTGCGATCCACGTCCTTCTCGCCCACGCCCCAGAAATTGGAGATCCGGTCGATCAGGCCCTTCTGCTTGTCCAGCCCGACCTGCACCGGGCCCCACAGGCTCATTTGCCGGGCGCGGGCCTCGGCGTCGACCGACGACGACGTGCCCAGGCCCTGGCGCTCGGATCCCACGTTGAAGGCGTTTAAACGCTCGGCCCCGTTCATCTTGTCGGGCATGGCGTCGATCTTGGCGCGCCGGCCCTGGCGGGCGATGTCGGCCGCGATCTTCAGCCGCTTGTCGATCAGCGACGCCATCAGCTGCTCGCGCGTCAGGGCCTGGGCCGCCTCGGCCAGGGCCTGGCGCTGGCTGGCCGTGGGCGTCTCCGCCTTGGCCCGCCGCGCCCGGTCCGACATGCGGTTCAGCAGATCGTCGATCTCGGCGTCGGAGAACACGTCCCCCGTCGCCATGCGCACGGCCGTGTGACAGGCGCGGGTCATTCAGCTTCCCCCATGAGGCACACGGCGGCCGCGCGGATCGCCTCGGCCAGGGTGTTCGGTTGGTCCTTCTCGGCCGTCTGGGCCTCAACGCCGTTCTCGGCCGCCAGCCGGTCGGTGTCCTCGGCCAGGGCGCGCAACTCGGGGTCGGCGGCGATCAGCTGCTCGCCGGTCGGGCCCTTGAGGTTTTGCCCCCCGGCGCGCATATTGCCGGCGGGCCCAGGCCCGGGCGCACCTCCCCCCTGATTTGTCTCAGGATCGGCAAGGGCGCTCGGGTCTGGGCCCTTCTCCACAACCTCGCCGCTGGCTACGTCAGCGACGGGTTCTGGGGCGCTGGCTCCTGCGCCGCCGGATCCAGGTTCGCCGCCCTCGCCTTCAGCGCCCGCGCCGCCGCCCTGTGGTTCGCCGCGTCCGCCCCCGTCTCGCTCGCCGCGAGGTTGCTCAAGGTCGACGACAGAAGGTCGAGCGCCTGCATCGGCGCCGGCGGCCCTGGCGGTTGGGCCGGGCGGCCGGACGATGTCGATGTCGCCGGCGTCGCCGCGGGCGAACCGCTCGGCGGCGTTGGCGAGGATTTGGCGGGCTGTGTCTTCACCGGCGGTCTCTCCGAACAGGTCTTCGCCGGGCGTCACCTTCAGCGCCTGGCGCACATAATCCTTGAGCGCGGCGGCCAGCTTGGCGGGCGCCGTGGGTTTCTTGAACTCGGCGTCGCGGTACATCATCCGCAGGAAGGCCTCGGTCGCCGGGCTCAAGGCCGAGCCCGAGAACATATCGCCCTGGCCGATCAGGTCGGCCACGATCTCGCCCAGGGGCCGCTTCTCGGACGCGGCGTAGCGCACCAGGTCCATCGCCCCGGTCAGGTTGTCGGTCAGGTCCAGCTCGCGCGGGATCGCGCCCGTGGCCGCCGCCGCGCGCAGCCTGGCCCACGCCGGCGCGCCCTCGGCCAGGGCCTCGCCCATCTTGCGCGCGTCGCTCTCCTCGCCCTCGAAGATCTGGCCCACCAGGCGCGGGTCGCCATAGGCGCGCGCCAGCACCGCCGCCTTGATCCGCCGCGCGCCCTCCGGGCTCAGGGCGCCGTCGCCGGCGGCCAGCACGTTGGCCTGGTCGGGCGCCACGCGGGCGATGAAGGTCCGCGCGAAGTCGCGCGAGGTCGTGGGGCCCTGGTTGTCGGCGATCTGGTCGAAGGCGCTGTCGGGGATGCGCGCCCCGTCCTGCATCGCCTGTTCCGTCGCGCCCATGCGCTCGGTCACGTCGGCGTTCATCTCCCGCGCCAGGGCCGCGCGCGAGGCCCCGTCCAGCGGCTCGGTGCGCATGCGCGCCAGGATCGGCGCCTTGAGGCCCGTGGTGTCGAACCCGGCCGCGTTCAGCGCCGCCACATATTTCTGATAGGCCGGCGTGCCGTTGGCGGCCGAGCGGCGCAGGGCGATGGTGCGGCCGTTGCCGCTTTCGACCACGCCGTCGGGCGACACGATCGGCGCGCCGGCGCCGGCGCCCACGTCGTTCATCAGCAGGCGCGGGTTCAGCTCCTGCTCCAGCTGATAGTTGCGCGCCTGGGCCCCGGCCCGCGCGCGGTCGCGCGGCTGCAGCTCGGGCGGATAGGCCGGGTTCGGCGCCAGGTTGTCGTCGTGGCTGGTGGTCAGGTCGCCCAGCTCCGCCAGGCCGTACCGCACCGGGATCTCGGTCCCGCGCGCGGTCACCGCCGTGTCGGGGTCCAGCGGGCGCCAGCTGTCGATCGCCGGCTCGGCCGAGGGCTCGTTCAGCCGGTCCAGACTGTTCGGCGCCAGCTCGCGCTCCACATACTGGCCCACGTCCACCGGCTCGTCGTTGGTCGCCTGGTCCAGGGCCATGGCGAACGCCCCCTGGCGCGCCGCCGTCGGCAGGTCGTTGACCGCGTCGGGCACGCCGCTGGGCGGGACGGGGTTGGGCTCGAAGGCGTTGGGGACCGCGCCGGGGTCGGGCTCGCCGTCGGCCGCCGCGAACTTGCCCAGCAGGCCGTTGAAGGCGCGCCCGGCCATGTGCACGGTCGTGTGCAGGATCGCCCCGGCCGCGATGTCGCGCAGGGCGTCGCCGGGCGAATAGGACTGGCCGGCTTCATTGGTCGCGGCGGCGTCGAGGCCGACATAGGGCGCGTTGTCGATCGCGCCCACCGCCAGGGTGCGGCCCACCGTGCCGGCGGCGTTGGCCAGCTTGCCCAGGCGCGTGATCGCCAGGCCCGTCTCGCCGGCCGCCTCCGCGCCGCGCAGGCCGATGGCGCCCAGGGCCAGGTCGCCCAGGCCGCCGGTCGCCAGCATCGCGCTCAGGCCCAGGGGATCGGTCAGGGATCCGGCCAGGCCCGCGCCGAAGGCCAGCAGCGGGTTGGGATTGGAGCGGGCCAGCAGGGTGTCGTCGATCTGCTGGCGCTTGCCCTGGGCGCTCAGCCACGCGGCGTCGTCCTCGTTCACCGGCGCGTTGAAGCGGGTGTAGCCGGGCACGCCGTACTGGGCGTTGGCCTGGTCGGCCGAGATCAGGGGCGTGGCCGCGCGCGTCGGGGCGGAGAACTGCGGGCCATAGGCGCCCGGCGCGCCGCTGGCCCCCACGTCATAGGCCACGTGCGCCGCCCGGTCGGTCAGCTGGTGCGCGCTGTCGAAGGCGGCGGCGTAGCCGGCGCTGGCCGGAACCGGCAGGGCCGCGCCGGCGCTGTCCTCGGCGTCCAGGTCACTGGGCAGGGATTGGGCCAGGCCGATGGGCATGGTCAGCCGCCCTTCAGTTTGCCGAGGGCCGCCGGCAGCACCGCCGACACATAGTCGCGGGTCTGCTTGGCCGGGATGCGTTTGACCCAGTCGGTCAGGCTGATCTGGCCCGTGCGCGGGTCGCCGTACTGCCGGATCCAGCTGTCAACGTTGGCGTTGCCGGCGTTGTAGGCCGCCAGCGCCAGGCCCAGGCCGTTGCCCGATCCATAGTGCTGCACCTGGTCGCTCAGCATCGCCTGGCCGATGGCGCGGTTGTAGGCGTCGTCGTGCAGCAGGCGGTCCTGGTCCAGGGGCGCGCCGAACAGGCGTTGGGCGTAGGGCGCGCCGAATTGCGGGATCACCTGCATCTGGCCGAGCGCGGCGCCGTAGCGCGTGTCCGGGCCGGTCAGGCCCGACTTGAAGTTGCTCTCCTGGCCGTTGACCGCCCAGGCCAGGGCCTGCAGGGCCGCGCTCTTGGACACCGCCGGCAGCGGCGTTCCGTCCGGGGCGCGCACGGCGTTGGGCGGCGGCTGCGACCAGGGCGCCGCCTGGCCGCCGGCGGCGTAGCTTTGCAGGGCCGACCAGGTGGCCGACACGGGCCGTCCATAGCGATCGTGCACAGCCGTCCAGGTTCCGTCGGGCTTGGGCAGGGCCAGCGCCAGGCCGCTGTCGTCGGGCTGGGTCACCCAGCGCGCTCCGTGCTGCAGGGCGGCGGCATACACCGCCCGCTGGGTCTCGGGTTGGCCGGGGATGCCGGCCGGGGCGTAAAGGTTCGCGCCGCCGTTGGCGGTCAGGTCCGCCAGCATCTTGTTGGCCCCGGCGCGCACCTGCTGGCCGCCGTTATGCACGCCGGTGAAATCCAGCGTGGTGGGGTCGGCCACGGCGGCGGGGATGCGATAGGTGTCGACGTAGCGGTAGCCGCCCATGGCGTCCTGCGCCGCCGTCTGCACCGCCTGGCCGATGCTCATGTGCTGATTGGCCACCAGGTACTTGGCCACCAGGATGGTGCGGTCGAGGCGCGCCTGGGCCAGGGCGTCCGCGCCCGGCAGGGGCGCCACGGTCGACAGATAGGTCTTGAGCGCGCCCTGGGTCTGGGCGGCGATCTGGGTCTGCTCGGCGTGGCTCAGGCCCTTGGCCAGGGTGGTGTCGTTGAGCGCGGCCGTCACGCGCCCGAAGGCCGCGTCCTGGCCCTGGCCGCCGAAGTCGGCGATGGCCGACAGCTCCAGCGGCGTCATGTGCGCGGCCAGAAGCTGCTTGCCCAGCAGCGCCTGGGGCGAGGCGGTCGAGCCGTCGGCCAGGGTCACCGACGCCGGCAGGGCGTGAAGGAGCGCGGCGACCGATTGCATCGCCGCCATGCGGCCCTCGGGCGTGGCGTTGACCACGCTCGCCGCCAGTTCGCCGGCTTTCGCCTGGGGCACGATCTGCTGCGCCGTCACGGGGATGCCCGCGCCGTGCTGGGCGCCCAGCATGGTGACGGCGTACTGCTGCGCCGCCTGGGCCTGGGCCGCGCCGGTGTTGCTGGTCACCTGGCCCCACAGGTCCTGCAACGCCGCGCCGCGGTCATAGGCCACGGCCGAAGCCGGGGAGCCCTTGGGCGGCAGGCCCTTGCCGTTGCTGGCGAAGGCCCAGTCGCCGGGGTTTTGGCGCGCCTTCAGCTCGGCTTCGGCCGCCGCCTTCTGGGTCTGCCATATCGACAGCTTGGTCGCGTAGTCGGGATCGGTCGGGGCCGGCGGCGCGGCGCTGGCGCTGGCCGCCAGCTGGCTGGTCGGCATGTCGCGCACGGAGCCCGCCGCCGCATAGGCCCGGTCGGCCGCCGTCCAGCTGGACAGGTACTTGGCCGCCTCGTCCAGGGGCAGGGCGCTCAGGTCGCCCGGCGTCACCTGGCCCGTGGACTGCCCGTTGTTGAGGCGCGAATAGGTCTCGGCCTCGGCCTTCTGGCGGATCTGCGCCTGGGCCAGGGCCTGGTCGAGGTTGGCCGGCTGGTTGGCCCGCGCGGCCGCGTCGGCCGAGGCTGACAGCTCCTCCTTCTGTTCGGGCGTCAGGAAGGCGTCATAGCGCCCGTCGCTCAGCTCGCTCTGGGCCAGGGGCGCGTTGCCGGTCTGCACCAGGCCGCGCACGCGCGCGATCGCCGCCTGGGCGGTCAGGTCGTGCAGGGCGTCCTTGCGCAGTCCGGCCGGCATGGTGGCGACGATCGCCGGCAGGTTGTTCTGGACGACGCTGTCATAGGCCGTGGGGTTGGAGGCGATGGTGTTGATCACCCCATCGGCCTGGTCCAGGCCGTTCTTGTAGATGAACGCCGACTGGCCGTGCGCCTCCAGCGCGCCGAACTTGGCCGCCTCCTCCACGCGCATGGCCGACAGCTGGGCCTGCAGCTGGGGCTGGGCCGCCGGCGGCGCGGCCGCCAGGGCCTTCTGCGCCGCCGCGTCGAACGCCGACAGCGCGCCCGTGGTCAGGCCGGTCTGCGAGCCGTCATAGTTGTCGCGCAGGTTTTGCGCGGCCGGGGCGTAGTCCTGCTGGAACCCGGCCAGGGCGGCGTTCTTCTGCACCTCCAGCCGGTCCATGCCGGTCTGTTGGATCACCGTGGCCTCGTGCGCGATGGCGCGATTGCCGAACTGCTGCACCGCCTGGTCGGACGCGGCCTGAAATTCCGAACGCTGGCCGCTGGTCCAGTTGGGATTGGCCGCGATCACCGCCTGCTGCTTGGCCTTGGCCTTGGCGATCTGATCCTCGGCGAAGCCCGGCGTGCCGTTCCACGTCGGCGCGTCGGTCGCCAGCTGGTCGGCCGTGTCGGCGATAAGGCCGGTCAGCTGCGGCTCGATCGACTTGCGATCCGCCATGGACTGGACGCGCACCTGCAGCATCTGCGTGCGCCGGTTCATCTCGCCGATCTGGTCGGCGGTCTGGGCGGCCTCGCCTAAACCGAAGTCGGTCGGGGCCACCACCGCCGTGGACGGCGGCGCCGCATCGACAGAGGCCAGGGGCAGATCGTCCGGTATGCGCGCCATGTCAGAGAACATTCCCGTTGAAATAAGACGGGTTGAAGTTGGCGTAGCCCGGCTCGTTCTTGAGCTGGCCCATCAGGCCCGTCTGCTTCGCCACCGCCGAACTCTTGGCCCAGCCGCCCAGCAGCGAGGATCCCGCGTCGACCACGCCGCCGATCAGGGCGTTGGCGCCGTTGGCCTGCGACACCTGGGCGTCGTACATGTCGTTGACCGCCGTCTGGCGGCCGCGATAGGCGGCGGCGCGGGCGTTGAACATGGCCCGGTTCGACAGGTCCTGGATCACGCCCAGGGTCGAGCCGCCGAAGCCGCCGCCATTGGCCGCGCCCTGCACCGCCGCGCGCGCGGCCGCCGCGTTGCCCTGCTCGATCTGTTCGCTGGCCGCCACCCCGCCCTGCTGCTCGGCCTGCTGGGCGGCGTTGCGCTGGGCCTGGGCCTGGGCGTTGTTGGCGCCAAAGCCCAGGATGCCCTTGAACAGGCTGCCGAGGGCGCCGATGCCGGCGGCGATCGTGAACGGGTCCATCAGGCCACCTTGCGCAGGAGATGATAGGGGCCGAGGGCGCCCCACTCGACGTCGCCGACCACCACGAAGCCCAGCTTGGCCAGGGTGCGGACGGCGGCGGAAAAGCCGTAGCGGGCGGTCGCCTCGATCACATAGCCGGGCTCGAGCGCGTCCAGCTGGTCCATGACGTGCGTCGCCGCCGCCAGCAGGAAGGGCCAGTCGCGCAGGCTCACCGGCCCGAACCACGCCCACACCTGCCACACGTCGTCCGGGGCCGCGACGCCGCCGCCGATGGCCACCACCGCGCCGTCCGGCCGGCAAATGGTCCAGGTCGGCCCTGGCGGTCCGGCGCGCCAGTCCCAGTCGCGCGCGGCCCGCTCGCGCGCGAAGTCGGCGCGCAGGCTCAGGGCGGTCTGGTCGCCCGGCCGCCAGGGGCGAATGGACAGGGACGCCCTAGCCACCGACGTCCACCATCGGCTTGATGCTGTAGATCACGTGGTCGTAGGCCGTGTCGTCGGTGATCACGATCGTGGCCTGGCGCTGGCTGTTCGCGCCCACGGTCACCGGCTGGATCACCGGCTGGGCCGCCGCGCCGGGAACCTGGGCCGCCGTGCGCGGCGACACCCGCTCCATCAGGGCCGAGCCGGCCACGCCGACCATGGCCAGGGCGGTCTTGAGCCGCACCACCACGCCCTTGACCATCTGGCGCAGGTTGAGCGCGCCCGACAGGGCCTGCACGTCGAGGGTGAGGGACTGGAAGCGCGTCTGAAAGCCCAGGCCGACCTGCGCCTGGGTGGTGGTGGCGCCGCCGGGCAAGGTCACCTGCCCGCCCGTCACCGGCAGGTCGTACTGCACGCCGTTGGCCAGCACGCGGACGGTCTCGCCCTCGAAGTTGGCCAGGCCGCCGATGGTCGGCGTGGCCGCGCCCTGGTAGAGCGCCGCGCCGTCGATGAACAGGCCGTCGTTCGGCTGGGACAGCATCCACAGCTCGCGCTGGGTCGCGCCGCCCTTCTGCCGGCTGACCACCAGCCACAGGGTTTCCAGCCGGCCGGGCCCGGGCAGGGTGACCATGTCCTCCACGATGTAGCCGCCGGGCAGCTGCTGACGGGTCCAGCCGCGCACCTGCTGTTCGTCGTGATAGGTCATGGCCGCCAGGCCGCCGTCGCCCAGGCGCGTCCACAGCACGTTGTCGGGATTGGTCACCCACGCCAGCTGGCTGAACACGCGGCTGGAAATGTGGGTGGCCAGGAAGCTGAAGTCGTCCTCGCTCACGTTCTGCTGCAGGTCGACCTCCAGCTTGCGCAGGGTCTGGCCGCCGACGGTCACATACAGCAGGCTCTTGTGCGCCAGCACCGGGAACACGTCGTCCGACCCGTACTGCGACAGGGGCCGCACCACGATGGTCGAGGGCGCGATGGGCGAGCCGAACAGGCCGCCCGAGGCGATGTATTCGCCGCTGGCCGTGCCCACCAGCAGGAAGGTCGACAGGTAGCTCCACAAAAGCTCGCCGCCGTCGTCGCCCACGCGCCGGCGGATCGCGTCGGTGTCGACCACCGCGCCGTCGCCCAGGCCGGGCGTGAAGGTCTCGGTCGATTGGTCGAAGCCGGCGGTCTCGGTCATGTCCAGCTGGTCGAGATTGGACGTGGTCGCGCCCTCCACCAGGCGCTCCTCCACGATCGAGGGCCACATGCGCGGCCAGCCGCGATAGTCCGAATAGGCCCCCTCGGCGAAGCACACGGTGTTCTCGCCGTCGCGCAGGGGCACGCACGACATGACCTCGGCCACGGCGGTGATGTCGTCTGTGACCGAGAGGATCTGCACAACGCCCGCCCCGTCGTTGCGGTAAAGCCAGGTGTTGCCGCCGTCGCTCTGCTGGCCCGAGGTGCACACCGGCGGGGTGGTGACCGCCTCGTCCACGCCCGAGGTCAGCGGCCCCGTGCCGATCGCCGTGCAGTAATAGACCAGGCCGGCCGAGCCGCAGTAATAGCCCGGCCCCGGCGGCCGGTAGCCCGTGGACCAGGTCTTGACCCCCGGCGCGCCGCTGTTCTGGCGCAGGCGGAAATAGGCGCCGACCTGGCCCGCGTGGAACGTCGGCTGCGACGCGGTCAGGGTCACCGTCGCGCCGTCCAGGATGCAGCCGGCGTTGGTGCCGGGCGTCTGGTCGAAATCGGACGTGCCGGTCAGCACGGTCACGGTGAGGAACTGGCTCTGGTCGGCGTTCTCGGGCAGCCACGGCCCGTTGGGAAAGCTCTCGGCGTTGAAGGTCCAGACAGTGTCCTGCAGCCGCACCAGGGCGTAGGGCCGAAGGCCGGACGCATGGCGGATGTAGATCACGTCCGCCACCTGCTTGAAGCGCAGGCCCGCCAGCTGGTCCTGGGTGTAGGGGCTGGCGAACTGCACCTGCACGCCGCCGTTCATCAGGGGCGAGCCGTTGGCCGACCATACGCGCACGGTCAGGTCGCCGAACTCCAGCATCAGGGCGTCGTCGATCGAGCGCCGGAACGGGATCAGCCGCGCGAACTTGGTCTGGTCCGCCACCGCGCCCAGGCGCCAGAAGCCGCGGCGCTTGCCCAGCGGCCCGGCCACGCGGATGATCAGATTGGTCGCCTCGACGCAACCCTTGGTGATGGGTTGAATGTCGTTGCGGTCCCAGGCGTCGTCGCAGATCTCGCCCGACGTCCAGCTATTGATGAAGCTCGCCTCGCCCATGCGCCCATCTTCGGACGCTGGCCGCGCGGTCGGATGAAGGTCCTTTTTTTGGCCTACCGCGCTTCGCGCTGCTTGAGGCCGGCCCTTCCCTACCGCGACAGGTTACGCAGGCGCTGCGGGATCGACGGCGCCAGCGCCGGTTGGCCGCCTTCCTGGGTTCCGTCCGCGCCGATGGCCTTGATGATCTTGTCCTCGGCCGCCTTGGCCAGGGCGCTCATCAGGCCCTTGTCGCCGGTGACCGAGAAGGCCGCGCGGGCGGCCATCTCGAACGCCACCGCGTCGGCCAGCTGGCGGGTGAGCGAGGCCCAGTTGGCCAGGCGCACATAGGCGACGTTGAGCCGATCCACGGTCTGGCACGGGCCCAGCCACTCGCTTGAGGCGGCGCGGATGATCTTGCGCGACGCGCCGCCGGCGGCCTCGACCGAGCCGACCTGCCAGCGCGGCCCCCAGTCCTCGCGCCGGCAGCCTTCGATCTCCCACACCTGCAGGGCGTCGCCCGGCAGCAGGAAGGTGGTCGGATAGCGGAAGTTGGGCGCGGCGCCCGCGACCTCGGCCGGGGTCAGGGTCACGTACTCCAGGGCGCACAGCCAGCCATGGCGCTCGAGCACGGTTTCGCGCGCCTGCTCCATCACGCGCATGATCTTGACCAGGGCCACCGAGCCCTGGCGCGAGGCCTCGCTCAGGTCGGCCACCGGCTCCTGGCCCAGCTGGAACAGGGCGGTGTTGACGATCTTGACCTGGGCGGGATCGGACATTTTCAACCTTCAAAAAGGCAACGGGGGCGGCGGGAGGAAAGGCCGCCGCCCCCGCGCTCGCGGCGGCCACATCGGTGCGACGCGGGGTGGTCGCCGGAACTCAGGCCGCGTCGGGTCGGGAGGGCGGAGCCCGACGAACGCGGCCGATCATCAGATCCGCTTCTGGCCCTTGATCGACCAGGCCAGATTGCCGGTCGCCGCCGCGCCGCCGATGGTGGCCAGCAGCTCGCAGTTGGTTCCGACCTTCTGCGCCGCCGCCAGCGAGGCGTAGCCCAGGGCCTGCCACAGGGGCGCGAACCACAGGGTCTTGGCGTTGATCTGGCCGATCTTGCTCGTGCCGGCGGCCGAGGTCCCCTGCGCGTTCAAGAGGGCCGTGGGATAGGTCGCGTCGCCCACCGACAGGGTCGTGCCGGCGCCCAGGTTGTCGTACAGGACGTCGCTCGACACCGGGTCGATGATGCTTTCCCAGCCGAACAGGCCGAGCTGGATGGTGTCGGCCGCCGGGGCGGCCGCCAGGGTGACCACGTCGCGCACCAGGACCTCGTCCTTGGTGTTCTCGAAGGCCGCGTCGACGGGGCGGAACGGGATCAGTTGCTTCACCGCGCCGACAAGAGCGCCATAATGCTTGCTCATGGTAGGGGTCTTTCTGCTCGCCGGCGCCGCGATGGACGGCCGGGCGTCTAAGGTCTTGGGACCGCCCTTTCAGGCGGTCCCGGCGGGTTCGGTGGTTAGTAGGCGGCGCCCTCGTAGCAATCGACTTCGACCACCGCGCTGTCGTAGCGGCGCACCGCTCCGTGCTCGGTCTTGTAGAAGGCCTGGGGCGTGTCGGACCGATCGTGGCGGATGGCGATGCGCGCGTCGGTGATCGGGCGCCCGCGGTAAACGATGGCGTCCTTGATGTAGGCGATGTTCTGCCGGATCGCCGACGCCCCGTCGTGGCCGAGGCCGGCCGACGGGATGTACTTCGACGGGAACCAGATGAACTTGAAGCCCATGAAGCTGTCGACCTTGCCCTCCACCAACGCCTGGACGTTGTTGTAGTAGCGGCTGGTCACCGGCGTGCGGCGCAGCAGGTCTTCCTTCTGTTGCGA